TTATGAGTCGGTTATAGCAGTCAGTGAGTAATCATTAAATGTGATGAGCTCTTGGCCGACTTGATTATTGATGTCCATGAGTAGGTTCTGCAACGGGTAAATTTCGTGCCAATAGAACACTTCAGCTGCTTTCTTAATATCACCAAATCCACCTGTGTTATTGGGGACAATACCCATCAGCTGGGGCGGTACTCGATGCCCTGCCAACTGGTCATCACGGCTGGCGATTTTAATATTCATAAATTCATCTTTGGCGGCAACTTCAGCGAGTGGAATAACCTTAACCCCATCAGGCTTACCGTTGGGCACATACATAAACAGGTTCTTAAAGTTGCCAGCCCCTTTTGATTCACGTACTGCGTCTTCCAAGTTCTCAACGTCTTGCTGAGTTGTTAAAGCATCGGATAGATATAAGATGTAGCCCGCGTGAGCGCCGTTTTTATAATATTTACGGCGGAACAGTGTAGCCGCTTCATTGAGCAAAATTGCATTAACACTACTTAAATAATCTGGAATACCATACATATCCTGCTGAATGTCTGGATTGAAAACCTGGATAATCTCATCAGGCTGAAATTCAATGGGATTGCCGTGATAATAATCGACATGATAGTAATTCCCATTAATACCTCGCCGGGTATGACGTGCCAGGCGCGCAGTTGCTTTGAGTACACTCCCCATTCGACTGCGTTGTACCTGCAGATAGCCATTATTAAAGACCAGAAAATTTTGCACCAACGACTCAAAATCACGACGGCTTAGTTTTTCGCTTGGCACAAATAAACTGGTCAGTACGTTACGCTTGGTTACCAGGGCAGACGTATGATGACTGGTGGCACGGTAGAGACTTGCAACGGCAGCGATGTCATACGGATATTCGTAATAGTCGCCGACTTGGGGGCAATAGTCATACTCAAATAATCGGCGACCCTCAAGCACGGGTTCGGGTTCGCCAAAGCCACTCATGATAATTTTATTAGATACTTGGTTTTCCATAGGATTCCTTAGCGGTGGACAGATATACGAGATTTGGTGGCGGCGGTGACATTTTCGGTACTAGCAAGCGGCGCATTGTCAATAGCGTGCATGATTGCCCAAGCAACATCGCTATGACCCGTTTCTTGTGAACGTTTTGAAACAAATGTCATACGCCCCCCACCGTTGGTGACTTGTTTTTTGATGGCAATAAAGGCTTTGACAATATCAATATAGCCAGCGTCGAAATGCAGCTTGCGACGTTCAAACAATTCTTTGGCACGCATCGCCATACGGGTTTTGACTTCAATGCTATAGTTAATCGGGGTATAGGCAGGATAGAACGCCTTGACGTGTTCGGCGACTGCAATACCCGCCCCTGTGGTATCAATGCCCAGATATTCAACTTGGTACCGATCACAGATTTTTTGGATATATTGCGCTTGCATGAGCGGTGACATGTGGTCAAGGTGCTTACGCTCAAGAACACGATAAGGTTGACCCGGTCGACTTGGTGGTGCGACAACGGCCAAAGCTGGATGGTCGCCAGTAAATGACGGGTCGTATCCAACCCAAACCGGTTTTTTATAAGGATTTGAACCAAGCGGTTTAAAGTCTTTCCACACCTCCCAGCTGTCAATCATATTTGGACTTAGGATGGATAGCGGGAAATAGCTTGAGCTGTCATCCAAAAACACGCACATAAACAGATTATCAAATCGGTCCGGTGTGTACTCAAGTTGCAGCTGATCAATATCAAGTTTGTCATAACCGCCCCGCATTGCGTCGCGGACAGTAACCATGAGTCGCCACTTACCATCCATGCAAAGCGTTGGTGTTTTTAGCGTAGCATGGCTAACATCAATCTCATGCTTATTAACGCCATCGGTACCCGTCCAGAATTTATACGCCTCATGCATAACAGAGCTAGGCGTTGATAAGTAAATCTGTTGGTACTGACTCTGCGATGCCATCCCTGACGCCACGTCCCGAAATTCTTTGAATTTACGAATCCAAAAGAACTCATCAATAACCACATCACCATGTCGACCTTGGGCAGTTAATGCATTGGTCCCCATGTAATAAAAATTAACTTGGGTATTATCCTCGAATGAGATAACAATCGGGTCGCCACCAATTTGCCTCCCAAGTACTTCAAAGATAAAGTTTTTGATATATTCAATAAATTGATAAGCTTGAGCTTTTGATGCTGATAAAAAGATTTTATTTTTTTTGGTGCGAAGCGCATTGATGAGTGCCCAAATTGCAATGACATACGTCGCCCCAATCTGTCGGCTTTTTAGCATCATAAAAATACGCGCGGGTGCGTATTTCTTTTTGCCATTAACCTTTTTACCATCAAGAATATCTATCCATTCCTGCTGAAATGGATACAACATAATTTTAAAGGCGTCCTCCAACGCCACAATTTCTTCTTCAGTAAATAAGTTTTTGACCTTTTCTTTACGGTCTGACTTGTAACGCTCACGCAGTTTAGGGTTAAGGTCTGCCCCGTTGCCACTATCGTTATAATTTTGGATTTTGGCGATTCGCTCAAGCTGTCGCATCAGCTCGTCAATTTCTTTATATTCCCCGTTTCCCTTTTTATCCATTCCAATCAACGACAACAAACGCGCTTTCATGGCTAGATTGACATCGGTAAAAATGTCCGCGCGTACCCAACCATCACGCTTTTTCCAACTGGCAACCGTTGCCCGCTTTTCATCGAGCTGATGGGCAATTTGAGTTACGCCTAAGCCTTGGGCGTAAAGTAGCCTTGCTTGCTCACGTTTTTGAGTTAGCGATTGATTTTGAGTCGAATTGGTGGTGGTATCAGTCATACGCATAGCTTATAGACAGTCAGCCACCGCACCACACAGCAAAAGACCGCAAGTGCTGATTGCGGTCTTTTAAATATTGCTTACAACCTATACAGCCAACAAACTAAGGGCTACTTAACCAAATTTATAAGCCGATACATTTTCGCCGATTAATCTATTGGAATGCCTATGCCAGATTTAGCAGGTCAACGCACAATTAAACGTTTTCGTGTCGCCCGTGAAGGCGTCACTGTTGATGGCAGAGAAATTACTCGCCAACAAATTATCGATATGGCAAAAGACTATGATCCCGTTGAATATACTGCTCGCATCAATGTTGAGCACATGGGTGGGTGGAATTTTTTAGGTAATACAGCCATTCCTGCATTGGGCGATGTGATTGCCTGTGATGCACAGTTAGATACTTATCAAGTTGATGGTAAAGACGTGCAATTAATGGGCTTATACGCCACTTTATCCGCCTTGCCTCAACTTGTCGAAGCCAACAAACAAGGCCAAAAACTTTTTACTTCCATTGAGTTCTACCCAAAATTTACCGCAACAGGCCGAGCTTACTTAGTTGGTTTGGCAGTGACCGACATTCCCGCAAGTCGTGGCACAGAACCGCTTAAATTTAACAATACCGCAAATAACACCCTTTTTTCTGAACATCAGGAACTCATCCTTATGACTACCCAAGCCAACCAAACCCAAACACCAACCACCGCTACTACCGAAGGTCAAGATCCAATCGAACAAGCGCCCGTGCCAACTCAAACGCCACAGCCACCAGCTGAGCCACAACAACACAAAGCAGAAGATAGCTTTTTACAAAAAATGGCAAATATGTTTACCAGCAAATCATCAGGCATGACTAAAGATGAGCAGGACATGGTATTACAAGGGTTTAATACCTTAAATGAAAAAGCCGAATCCAATGCCGAGACCACTGCCCAAATCGCTGAAAGTGTCACCCAATTAACCGCCACGGTGAACCAGCTTAACCAGAGTTTTGCCAGCTTACAAACCAAGCTGTCCACCGAGCCTGTACCGATGACGACCACACCCCCTGCAGGTGTCAGTCATGCCCTCGCCGACTGCTAACCCAATTTTATCACCCTTAAAATCACACAAGGAAAACCCATGGGAAGTTACGCTTTATCTGCTGCCACTCGTATCGCCTTACAGCAATACACCCAACAAATCGCTACCATCAACGGTGCCGAAAACTTTGCCACCACCATTGAAGTGCAACCTGCTCGTCAACAAACCTTGATTGAGCGTTACCAAGAGGTCACAGACTTTTTAAAACGTATCAACATGGTCACTGTGCAACAAGCGACAGGTGAAAAACTTGGGTTAGGCAGTGACCAACGTGTCGCCAGCAATACCGACACCCGCATTCAGCCCCGTCGTCCGACGCCGATTGGCAATCTTGAGCATATCGATGATTACGTCTGTACTCAAACAGACTACGACGTCGCCTATCAATGGGCAGTCATCGACCAATGGGGTGCTTTCCCCGATTTCCAAAAACGCTTGCAAAACTTAGCGATTAAATTGGTCGCCCAAGACAAGCAAATGATTGGTTTTAATGGTACTCACCGCGCGAAGACCACCAACAAGACCTTGTATCCAAAACTGCAAGACGTCAACGTTGGCTGGTTAGAAAAAATTCGTGCCTTTGCCCCCGAGCGTCATATTGATAATTTGACGATTGGCGCAAGCCATGAATTTAAAAATATTGATGCGCTGGTTGAAATGGCAGTCAATGACCTAATCGCCGAACAGTTCCGCGACAATAGCGACTTGGTTGTCATTACCTCGCGCGGTCTGGTCACGGATAAATACCAAAACCTTATCAATCAAACCTTACCCCCAACCGAGCAGGCGGCTGCCAATGCCTTGTATCAGAAAAAACAGCTTGGTACGTTGCCAGTCGATACCCCTGCGTATTTCCCAGCTAATGGTTTGTTGATTACCAGCTACGACAATCTGTCTATCTACCAACAACGTGGCAGTATGCGTCGTCTGATTAAAGATGAGCCGGAATGGAACCGCACCTCTGACTATCAATCAGTGAATGAGTGTTTTGTCATCGAAGACTATGACAAATGCGCCTACATCGAAAACCTAGTGATTGAAGCATAAGGAAACCCATGAGCAGCTTACGAGACCATTTTGAACGCGTGCGTGCCGAAAAAGCGGCGCGTCAAGCCAATTCCGACCCCCGACTATCTGCCCGCGGTCGTCAGTTAAACCGACCATTAGGCAGCACCATGACCCGCCAAAATCAGCCTGTTTTTGATGGGCAGCCTGATGGCGAATATCCGCTTGATGACGACAACCCCGATGCAGGAAGCCCTATTGAACTCAAGTTTTTTAATGACTGGCAGTCGCTACAAGGCATCCAATCGCAGGCCAAAAAGAACGAACTAAAAGCCGACTTTTTACCCTTTTACCTACCTTGGATTGAAGGCACACTAGCCGCAGGTGTGAGCGGTCAAAACGATATGCTAGTTCAACTCATGGTCTGGGCGCTTGATACCCATGAATTTGATACCGCTACCCGCATTGCAGAGTTTGCGCTACTCAACGACATGGCTATGCCAGAACCATTTACCCGTGACGTTGCGACCGTATATGCCGAGCAATTGGCATCTGAAGTGACAAAAAAAGCGGATAACCCAAGCGAACACACTGACATTCTGGCAAAAGCAATCGAAGTCACCAACGACCACGATATGCCCGACCCTGTACGTGCCAAGTTGTATCGAGCTTATGGTGATGCGTTAAAAGCTGACAAACCAACGGACGCCATTGCTGCTTATGAAAAAGCAATTGCAATTTACCCCGATGTTGGTTGCAAAACCGACTTATCAAAACTTAAAGCCGCTCAAGGCTAACAGACCCCACCACGGGTAAGGCGGCTTATTAAATTTGTCTGAAAAGTGAATTAACTTTTACCAGCACCTTTTTAATAACTACCGCCTTTTTATTTTGGACGCCAATATGAATAACTATCGAAAACTCGCTTTAATGTCATTATTTGCCGCTTCAATGGGTGTTAGTGGTATTTCTCAAACTATTGGAACTATCGGAAAACCATATCAGCAACAGCAACCACCACAAGAAAAATATTCAAATAGCAAACGCTCCAAAACCAAAAAATAAACTGGGTAAACCATGCTTATCAATCAGCAAATCAATCATGCCGAAGTACCCAATCCGATTAAGGGCTTGCCATCGGTCTCAACGACTGACTTGGTACAAATGATGCGTATTGATAAGACAATGGGCAGCGACCGTATTGCAGGCTACATCAGTGATGCCTATGACAATATTAATGCACAAATCCCTTACTTGGATGACGACCAGTTTGGCTTTGTCGTGGGCGGTACCTGCGTTTGGGAGTCTGCCCCTGCTTTGATTAGCCACCACCACCGATTATCATCGAATATCAGGTCAATATTACCCCGCTGGGCTGACGGATTTTTATCGCTTACCCAATTGGTTACTCACCATCGCTGGCAACGCACTTATAAGCGCGCGGTTCTCAACGAAGCCGCCGCACTCATGGCTGATAACTACATGGATTTTGACACCATTGGTCAAGGCATCACACGCGGCAATAACGAAAATACCAAGTCTGACGCCCTGCGCCGCCTGGTCAACCATGCGATTGCTGACTTGACCGGCAAAAGCCGTAACCGTGTGAGGTTGTTATGACAATACAACGCACCACAGCATCACAACAATTTGACACGCTCGACGCTATTGCTTATCGCTTTTTTGGTAATCAATCAAACGCATACTTACCAAAAATCGTTGAATTAAACCCACAATTTACCCCGCTCGCTATTTTACCTATGCGGAGTACCGTGATTTTACCTTTTACGACAACCGTCGCCAACGTGCAGCAACGGTTAAAACTTTGGGATTGATATGTTAAAAAAATCTAGCCTAATTTTCGACATCATTGGCTGTATGCTTGGATGGAGTATTGTTGCTTTTCTCTGGCTGCTTGCCACGATTAACCCCGTATTTGCTGAGTATAAACAGCTATTACCTATTTCTACCATTACCAATGCCATGCTTATTGCCACTGTCATTGGTGCCATTGGTGGTTACCTTGCCTTCGGCGAAGATAAAAAATTCCCCCCATCTGCCACTAGCGTAGGACACGTTCTCTTAGGTTTGGGTGCAGGATTGTTCTTTACCCGTGGCAGTCTTGAGCTGATGGGTCGGAACAATTCAAGCGAAGACGTGGTTTTGTTCGTTAGCTTTTTGTGGGCTGTCGGCGGATATTTTATTTTGCGTTTATTAATCGCGGTTGCCAATTCTGATCGTATCAAAGCCATTTTGCCCGATTGGCTTGCCAAATTTATGGGGGTGGATAAATGATTTACCTATTACACGTCGGCTTAATGCTACTTAGCATGACCATCTTAACAGCGTTTTTATGGCTGACACGCCGCTATGATGACATCCTTTGGTGGGCACTGCGCTGTTTGTTGATCCATAGTCTGATTGCCGTTGTTTATATGGCATATGACGCCATGGATGCAGGGTTTACGATGTCATTGAGCCTGATTTTGATTCGCTCTGGCTTTGCCACCTTGACCATGGCATTAGCATTGTTATGGTTTTTACTGCACTGCGAACGTAAAAATTATCGTCGCCAGCGATTTAATGACCGTATCAATCACATTTTTAAGGAGAGCCAATGAGCACACCTGCCCACAAAAAAATAACCCTAGCCCAAATCAAAGCCAGTGCCGATAGTCTTGGCATACCCTTAGCCGCCATGCGTGCTGTGCATGAAGTCGAATCCAAAGGCGAAGGGTTTTTATCCACGGGTGAACCTGTGATTTTATTTGAGCCACATATTTTTTATAAGCAGCTCACCAAAAAAGGCTTGCTGGATATCCGTGCAAAAGTGATGCGAGAACGTCCAGACCTTTGCTATCCAAAATGGAAACCAAAGTCCTACGGTCTTGAAGGTAGCTATCAACACCAACGCTTGACCGCTGCCAGTCAATACCACCGTGAATCTGCGCTCGAGTCTGCCAGTTGGGGGTTGGGGCAAGTGATGGGATTTAATTGGAAAGACTTGGGATACCCAACGTTACAAGCTTTTATCAACGCCCAATACAAAGATGAAGGCGCGCAACTTGACACCATGTGCCGATTTATCCGCCAAAATAAGCTTATTGATGCCCTCAAAAACAAAGACTGGTCAGCGTTTGCCTATGGTTACAATGGCAAAGGCTACAGAGCCAATAATTATCATGGCAAACTTGCCGCCGCTTTTAAACAATTTAACGCATGAAATACCTAGTCGATCTAAAAAACGACCTGTTAGCCCGTTTCCCCGAGCTAACAGGCGACAACACCCAGCTCCAAATCATCAATGGTGAATTGCCCCAAGAGGTCTCAACCATACACTATATCGCCCGATTTTATTTGCTCAATTGCCGTATAGCTCATCCGTTTGATGTACTAGGCTATATTCGTAAATGGTTTGAGCAGCACGGTAAACCTATACCAAAGCTGGCATTTGATTGTGATGTTATAGACTTAGAAACCTATGACTTACAGATAGATATTAGCCTTGATGACAAACTTAATTTTGCTGAAGATGGCACCGCCAACCTATGCGATGACCTTGTTTGGTCAGATACAGCAGGTACCTTCGTTAAAGCCTCAATCGTGTTTGGCGATGCTCAGGATGAGCTATGAGTGATTTTAATGAGCTAGCCGTTTGGATAAAACGTATCAATGAGCAACTCAATGATAGCCAAAAACGCCGTTTAACCCAGCGCATCGCTATTAGGCTCAAGCAGACTATGGCACGCCGTATCAAATCACAGGTTGCACCCAGCGGCGCAAGATTTACCCCGCGTAAACGTGACCATAAGCGATCAATCCGCCGTGGCGCCATGTTTCAGCGACTGCCCAGGTTAATTAAGACAGCGTATTCATCTACCCATGCCGAAGTTGGGTTCTCTGGCCATACGGCAAAAGTAATGGAAGTCCACCAATACGGTAAAGTTGCCAAGCCATCACCCAATGCGCGAGCCGTGGCTTATCCAGTGCGTGAGACGGTTGGCATCAGCCCTGAGGATGAGCAGCTGATCATCAAAGAAGTTGAGAATTTCTTTATGAATTTATAAAAGGATATTTGAAAAATCATGCAAGATTATCGTTGCAATGTCTGCGAAAAGCTCCTGTTTCGCATGACTGGTGAGGCAGTGGTCGCCGTTAAATGTCCACGATGTAAGACTATTAATACTTTTCAGAATGCCACCGAGCGTCCAAACCCTGAGCGTCCAGAACGCCCTAAAATTGGACGAAATCATGACAAAACCTTATAGCAAAGCCCCATTATCATTTATCGGGCAAAAACGTAATTTTATCAAAGCTTTTCGACAAGTACTCCAGACCCATATTGATGATGACGGTAATGGTTGGACCATCATTGATGTATTTGGCGGCAGTGGTTTATTGGCACACAACGCCAAGCATCTATTGCCCAATGCTACGGTGATTTACAACGATTTTGATGGCTATACCGAGCGGCTTAACCACATTGATGATACCGAGCGGTTACGCCAACAGATTTTTACCAAGCTTGCACCATTGCCTCGTCACAAAGTGTTATCAGCTCAGGATAAACAGGCTGTTATTGATATCATCAATAACTTTGACGGCTTTATCGACGTACACAGTATCGCCAATTGGGTGTTGTTTAGCGGCAAACAGGTTAAGACGCTTGACGAGCTATATCAAAATACGTTTTACAACACCATACGTAAAAACCCTTATGAACCTGCTACTCATTATCTTGACGGGCTTATCATTACTACAGAGTCATACACAACTTTGATGGCCAAATATAAAGATAAACCCAAAACCCTATTTTTATTGGACCCACCTTATCTTTACACCGGACAAGGTGCTTACCATCAAGATAAATATTTTGCAATGGTCGACTTTTTATATTTAATGAGCCTTACTCGTCCACCGTACATTTTCTTCAGTTCTACCAAGTCAGAGTTATTGGACTATTTGGATTATCTCAAACAACTAAATGGCGATGACTGGGAACGGCTTGGCTGTTTTGAGCGTGTCACTATTCAAGCCCATGTCAATCATGAACGTGCTTATGAAGACAATATGATTTACCGTTTCTAACCCACTTTGACCATAAAAAACGTGTCCGTTGCGACACGTTTTTTATGCAAATAATACTCGCTATCGTGTGCCACCAGAGCGATACTGTCCTTACACCAACCAACGGCAACCGCCTGAAATCGGACGCTAAAAAAGGACAAACACGATGAAAATTTTAAAATCAGATGAATATACCCTATATATTAATGGTTCAAGCGTGACCATGTCTCACAATCAAAATAAAATGCCTTATAGCCTTTCAAACCTGTACATTTCAACTTACGACGTTTTGTTTTATGTAGCCACACAATCATTAAGTAATGACGATAGAGCTGAACGTATTAAGCAGCTCATTATTGATACACACTTAGATAACCTTGATCGCCTCAATAAAATTACCTGCCAAAATTTTATCGCCGCCTAACTTTTGAAAGACCGTAATTTATTATTACGGTCTTTTGCTTATTTTACCCTTACGTTTGTCATGCCACACTTTGCCTAATCACAAGGCAAACGACCATGACTGCGCAAATTTTATCCGAACAACAACGCCGCTTACATAACATTGTCACCATTGGCACTGTGTTTGACGTCAACCCAGACGACCAAACCATGCGCCTAGACGTCGGCGACAACCAAACCGACTGGTTGCCTATACCTGCCTTGGCGGCTGGACAAGTGCGTGTATGGCGTTGCCCATCCGTTGGTGAACAATTTTTGTTAGTCAGTCCAAGTGGTGAGCTTGCCAATGCCATTCCTGTTTTATCGCTTTACAGCAATCAACACCCAAGCCCAAGCACAGATGAAAACGAAATTCGCGTCCAATTTAATGACCAGGATTATCTCAGTGTCAAAACAGACGATAGCAACCTTACTCTCAAAATTACCAATACCACCATCATTTCTGAAGGTAGTATCACGCTTGATACGCCAACTGTTACGATGACAGGAACTTTGGAAGTTGATGAATCCATCCATGCTAAAAAAGATATCGTTGCTGGCGTCATCAGTCTTATAAAACACTTGCACGGCAAAGTCATGGGCGGTAACTCCACCACAGGAGCACCGCAATGATGGATATCAATTTTGCTATGGGCATGAGCCGTACCACAGGCGCATTATTACCGCCCCCCGAGCATTTACGCCAATCGATTAATGATATTTTGATGACCCCTATCGGTAGCCGTCTGCTACGCCGTGAGTATGGTAGTTTATTGCCGTTTTTGATTGACCAACCCGCAAACCCTGCTACAAAGCTAAAAATCATGGCAGCCATTGCCACTGCAATTGTTAAATGGGAACCACGGGTCAAAGTCCGCCAAGTCCAATTATCCATGAATGCGGACGCTACCAATGACACAGGCAACACAGGCGTTAACGTATTACTAGATTTGCGCCGTAGCGACAATACGAAATTGCCTATCACTTTGACACTGGCACGGGGGGCATCATGAGCGTTTATAATGCCATTAACTTGGCAGGCTTGCCCTTACCCAATGTGTTAGAGCCGATTGACTTTGAGACGGAAGTCACCCGCTTACGCGCTGAGCTGTCCGCCAAATTTGCCGATGACCACCCTATCCAAGCCGCGTTAACGCTAGAGTCCGAGCCGATTAATAAAATTATCGAAGTCCTCGCCTACCGCTATGTATTAAAGATTAGCGAAATTAATCGCAAAGCCCGTAGCTTGATGTTGGCATTCGCCATAGGGTCAGACCTTGACCATATTGGCGTAACCTATTACCGCCTCGAGCGTAAATTATTACAAGCCGAGGACAAAACCGCCACTCCGCCAATAACTGCGATTTACGAGACAGATGACGACTACCGCTACCGCCTAGCCCTATCAGTTGAAGCGATGACAATGGCAGGTTCTGCAGGCAGTTACGAATTCCACGCCTTGTCAGCCAGTGCCGAAGTGCATAGTGTGACCGTCTATAGCCCTGCTCCTACTGAAGTGGATGTTTATTTGGCTGGGCAAATTGATGGCGACGTACTTGTGCAAGCAAACAAGACTGTAGGCGTGTCAGCCCAAGCGGTGACTGATGTATATAACGCACTTGTCGCCGATGATGTGCGACCTTTAACGGATTTAGTGCGTGTCAACTCTGCTACCGCCAAAGCCTACCGTATCGATGCTGTCGTCTATGTCAAAAACGGCATTAGCCCACAGTTGATTTTGAGCCAAGGCATGACAGCATTACGCCAATATTTGACAGACAATTTTAAACCAAACGCGCGCGTGGCAACTAGCCGTATCATCGGGGCTTTAGACGTGATGGGTGTTAGTCGCATTGAACTCAACGAACCAAAAACCGATGTCATGACCGCCATTGGTGAAGTGGCTCATTGCACAGGCTACAACATCATTGCCAAATCGGAGGGTACATGATTTATACCGCCGACCCTACCCAGCCACCAATCGCTATCAATGACCGCTACCAATCGCTACTCCCCGCCAATAGCCGTCCACTGGAGCACGCGCTAGCAGGCGCAACCGCCAAGCTTGAGCCAATACCCGTACCGTTTGACACTATCTGGGACGTAGACACCGCCCCCGATAGTTTGTTGCCTTACCTTGCCTATGCATGGAGCGTGGACGAATGGAACGACAACTGGACGGCCGAGACCAAACGCCAAGTCATCCGTGACAGTCTTTGGGTGCATGAGCGTAAAGGAACACTTAGTGCCGTCAAACGCTCACTGGCAGCCATGAATTATGACGCTAGCATCATTGAGTGGTTTCAAAAATCACCCCGTGGAAAAGCAGGTACTTTTAGCGTCGAGGTACACCCAACGACAGGTATTATCGCTGACAATATTTTACAAATACGAGCCATGATAGATGCGGTCAAACGCTTATCCGCTCACTACGACGTTTATCTAGGTTACACCTTACCCGCTGTTATTGCTGCCTATGCCGTCCCCGTGGTCGGCGTTGAACTTACTGTTTCCACCTAACTAAAGGACTTTATTATGTCAAACTTATGTCAACCCCAAGGCGTTATTTTAGCCGTTGCACTTGCTGCCGCTATGCCTTTTTATCCTATTGAGTTCAAAGAAGACGGACAAACGACTATTCCAAATCTAGTCAATATCGACGGCACAGGGCATTCAGGCACTGCCGAACTGGTCGTCAATGACGGGCTTCTACGCACCCATCAAGACAGCATGGTATTTGCGGTCGACAACACTGGTGGCGAAGAGCTTACGCTCAATATCCATATCGCCAAACAACCGATTGTTGATATTGCCAAAGCCAATGCAGACAAAGCCAATTATTTTATCGCAAGTTATCCACTCACCATCAAGGCTGGCGAAAAACGCCACCTTGAGCTGCGCTTGATAAATGGTCAATACGTGCTCAGTGACCGTGGCCTAGACTTACCAACCGTTTAATCAACCGACTTAATACGACTATGAGCTATCAATTACTCTTAACGAACGCGGGCGCTGCCAAAATTGCTACCGCCAGTAATGCAGGTGGGACACCCTTGCATATTACTGACTTTGCGGTGGGACAAGGCGTTAATGTCGACTTCAGCACACGCCTGGATAAGCAAACCTTGGTCGCCAAGCGTTACCAAGGCAAGGTCGAGTCTGTCAATCTTGTCGCGCCAAACAAGTACGAGATTGTGTGTGTCGTCCCTGTTGACGTAGGTGGTTTTACCATTCGTGAGTTTGGATTGATTGATAGTGATGGCGTATTGGTGTGGGTTGGCAGTCTACCAGAGGTACAAAAACCAGACGCTACCAGCACTGCCGCGGTTGATTATCGACTCAAAGCGGTGGTACAGGTTGAGAATCCGAGCGTATCCATTGTCGTTGATACCAACGCTATCACAGCCACACAGTCGTGGGTCAATGCCAATTTTGCGGCCATTGGTCATAACCATCAGGATATGCTTGATCGCTTAACTGCTCTTGAAAATCGTATTTTTGAGGCGATTGCTGTTGGTGGTATTTACGCGACTGCAAAACTTTACACCAACGGTCAAGATGTTCACGCCGACCTTGGCTATGGCGTTTGGGCACTTTACGCCCAGAGTAAAATTTTAGCTGGATTTTCAACCATTGCTACCGATGATAATAAATTCAAAACGATGGGAAATGTTTTTGAAATTGGTTCAGAAATTGAGAATCAAAAAGCCATTGTGGCGCAATTTTGGAAGCGTTTGCCAAATGACTACATTGCTCCAACGTTTGATATGTATTACACGTCAGACGAAGCAGGATTAAACCGCGTCACAGTTATTGGCGAAGAAACGCCGATTTATCTATGGTTAAACGTGACAAACGCCACTCAACCCATCCAAATAATCAGCTTCTTGTCAGATGCAAGCGGCACCATTCACTTAACCAATTCAAATATTAACCACCCAAAAACCGTTAATAATGGCAAAACATTACTCGTCTCAATTCCACAGGATAATTACAGTGTAGATAACCCTGTCACGTTAAATTGGGGGTTCGTCTTAAACGACCCAACTGTCGATGTCGAGACAGCTATCAATGCACCGCTTGCGATTAATAATACAGTCAGTGATGCGCCGCCAGCGCCGACTATGGATTACAACGGCTTAAAATTTCAAATCTACATCAGAAATAACAATGGGAAAATAAAAGTAGAACCAAAGGTGCTTGAAAATAATTCGCCTTACATCATCAGAGCAGGCGACCTAGTTACCGAAGGGCAGCAGGGGCTTGTGATGACGAATTTACCTTCAAATTTACAAAAACCATTTAGCTACTTCACTGTTGAGCAAAACCCAATTAATGCTTACTCAGGATGCGCTATGACTAGATATAGTTCATCCGAAGGGACAGCTGAGTTTACCGTTTTAACTCAAAAAGCGTTTGATGATTTTGCAAAAGGCTTGATACCCGACGGCACTTTAATCAATACGGTTAAATTAACTTATCAACCATAAAAAGGAGCTAACATGGCTTTACACCACGGCATCACCGCCCAAGAACTCACCCAAGGCATTTTGCCCATGCGCAATGCCAACATCAGCGTCATCGGTCTAATCGCCACATCGACCGATGCCGATGCCACCATGTACCCAGCTGATACCCCAGTATTACTAACAGGTATCACCAAAGACAATATTGATAAAGCAGGCACCCAAGGCACGCTCAAAACATCATTGCAGACCATCCGTGATATCACTAACCCGACCGTGGTTGTCATGCGTGTGAGTAATGCGGATAACGTCGATGTGTTAGATGAGCTGCTCGCTTGTCAGTCTCGTTTAGGGGTAATACCAAAAATCCTAGGTGCACCTGAGATTGATACCCCTGCTGTGGTGCGTAAGTTGGTCAGCATTGCCAAGCGCCGCCGCGCTTTTGTCTATGCGTCGCCACGCAAAGATGACGGCACATTGATTACTGATAAAACTGAGATTGCAGCATATCGCGATACCTTTGGCGACCGTGAATTGCATTTGATTGAAAATCAGTGGGGTAAGCCGCTGGGAAAGTAGCAGATGGTAAGCGTGTTGTCTATGCCAGCCGTCTTTATCCAACATTGATTGAAAAAGAAGACGCGTATCAGCCGACAGTTAAGCCGCTGGACATAACGCTTCAAGATATCTTAAAACGTGGCTATGGTGAAGACGCTTATCAGCCGACAGTTAAGCCGTTAGATATCACTCTGCGCGATATTGTGCTAAGTAAACGGGTTGACGATAAAGACGCTTATCAGCCGACAGTGAAACCACTAGATATCACGCTTAAATCAATCGTAAGTAGGGTGAATGTTGATGATAAAGACGCTTATCAACCAATGGTTAAACCGCTAGATATCACGTTAAAACGCGTGGTGGTTAGTAACAGTGTCGATGGTGATGCGTATCAACCAACAGTTAAGCCACTAGATATCACATTAAAAACAGTTTAAGGACATTTTATGCAAGCAAATATGGGTATGGCAGGTGAATTTCGTGTTGTAGTGAAACGAGCTGATGGCAGTACAAAGATTGACACAGGTTATCAAAAGAATTTGATTTTAAATCAAGGACTGGATTTCTTTGGCAATGGCAACGGCACGGACATGATGGCGTATTGCGTCATTGGTAGCGGTAATAGTCAACCAGTTTATACGCAAAATAAATTAGATACTGCTATCAAAGGGGTTAGTGGTTCTAATGTTTCAACTAAATATGATTACAACGCCTCAACCGACGGGAATCTATATAAGGTTAATAGAGTAAGAAAATACTCATTCACTGGCTTGAACAATGTCAATGTTAGCGAATTAGGTTTGGCGTCTACTTATAGCAATGCGACCACTTATTATCTTTGTACTCGGGCATTAATTAAAGATAGTCAAGGGAATCCTACGACTATCACTGTTTTAAGTGGCGAAATTTTCGAAATTTATTATAAGTTATGGGCGGTATACGATACCACAGATAAAACTGGGCAGATTAATCTTTTAGATGGTGTTGGTGGTAATGTTGCTTATAATTGGAAGCTAAGACCTGCTAATGTAGCTACTATTTATTGGTATCCAGAGAATACGGGATATACACCCATTGATTACTCCACTCGTTATATCTATTTTAATACAGGTGACCTATCGGCTATTACAACAAAACCCTCTGGTAGTGGGGATAACGTTACTTTCGATAGAGTAGTAGATTCTTATATAAGTGGCAGTTATAAAAGGGAGGCTAGGACAACTTTAACTATAGACCAAGAGAATAAGTCCATCAGAACCATTACAGTGCCAGCATACACGGGTTGTTGGCAAATTCGTTTTGGCTCTGTCGCTGATGATAGCCCGATTAACAAAACTAACACCCAAACACTATCTATCCCTATCGAGTTTTCATGGGGTCGCTATGAGGGTACGTTGTAATGTTGCCGCAAGCCACTGATCTCGCAACCGTTGAGTCAACGGATAATGGTAGCCTACTGTCGCCACGTAGTAGAGCTTATCCGCTCACCGAATCATGGGAACAAGGCGGTGTTGGCTTATCCGACACCAGTCAAGGCTTAGTCTCGCATACATGGCGCGCATGGACGGATAGCAAGGCTATTTATATTCAGCGCAGTGATTTGCCAAAAGATACGTCAAAAACATTACTAGCCGCGCCAGATATCACCGAGATTGATTTAGCTTTTGACCAAAATATGCGGCCTGTATTGGCGTATGTATCAGGTGGTATTGCAAAACTGTATTGGTACGATACGGTGAGTCAATCTCAAACCATCACCGACTTTCCAAATGTCCAAAATCCACGTGTGTCGTTAGATGACAAGCGCGCTTTTAACACCGCAAATTCTGATGTGATTTTTGCATATATCAATAATGACCAACTTTGCTGTCGCTATCAACGTGAGCGATACGGCATCGAGCACGCATTACACCAATTACCACCCAAAACCCAGCTAGTCAAAATCGGCATGGGTACTGCTAACCGTTTTTTGTTTGACACCAAGGAGCCCAAATGACCCCAATTATCGCTACCGCCCTCGCCTTACGGGCAAAAATTGATGAGACCGACCCAGCCTCATTTACCAAGTCAATCAGCAATGTCGCCATCTCAACGGTGGACGGCATCAGTTACCCACGCACATGGGACTTGGAAGACCCAGACACTGAAGTCGGCTACTTAAACGCCAATGAAGTCACCAGTCTCATCCAGCACGAGGGCTTTCGCTTTTGGGGCAATCGCACCTGTAGCGACGACCCCCGCTTTGCCTTTGAGACCACCACACGCACCGCCCAATTTTTGCTTGATACCATCATTGCAGGCTGTTTCCCCTTCGTTGACAAGCCGCTCACGCCTATTTTAGCCCGTGACATCATCGACAGTATCAACGCAAAGTTACGTCAATTCGTCGCCAAAGGTTGGCTCATCGGTGCAAGCGGCTGGTACAACGAAGAGGTTAACAACCCCCAAGATTTAAGCCAAGGCTTTATGTATATCGACTACGACTATACCCCTGTGCCAACGCTAGAAAACTTGTTTTTGAACCAGCGTATCACCGATCGCTACTTGGTGGATTTTAGCAAGCTTATCGCCCAAACCGCTTAACTATAAGCTACCATTCAACCCAAAATTAGGGCGTTGCGAATACGCCCATTTAAGGAATATAACATGGCAAAAAAACTTCCCGCCGTACTCAAGAATTTTAACGTCTTTGTCGATGGTGATAGCTACGCAGGCGTTGCAAAAACACTTTCACTACCCGAGATTGCAAAAACCACTGAGGAATTTCGTGGCGCAGGGATGATCGGTAGCATTGATTTGGATATGGGCTTTGAAAAGCTTGAAGCCACAATCACCTACACGGGCATCGATACCCGCCATTTTGCCCAGCTCTCAGAATGTGCTGTAGATGCCTTACCGATTCGTTATGTTGGTGCCTACGAACGCCAAGACACCTGTCAACATGTCGTGCGCGAAGTCTATATGCGCGGTTCAGTCACTAAGCTACAGCTTGGCGATCAGGAGCTTGGCAACATCAATGAGCAAGACTTGACCTACAGTGTCACTTATTTACGCGTTGTAGATGATGGTGTGGAATTATTAGAGCTTGATATTGTCAATGGCATCTTTAACGTCGGCGGCGTCGACAAAACCAGCGAAATTAACAACCTGTTAGGCTTATAAATCATCAATCAGTGGGTAACGTGGCTATTAGCTAGTTGGTGAGGTGATGGCTCACCAAGGCAACGATGGTCAGATTAATACAGAGAATATTAATCACCCATTTCCTTAATCCATTGTTGAAAAGATAAGGGTTTATGATGCAAGAACCACATCTAATGAAAGCTTATTCTGCTGAACACGTTGATGAAGTTAATGAGTACAACAGAAAAGTCTTACAAGAACATGCCGATAAACTATCAAAATCAGAGAAAAAAACTATGAAGCAAGAACTACCTAAAGACCCAAACACCGAAACCGTGGAGCTTGATACCCCAATTATCCGTGGTGAGCAGACCATCACCACTGTGACCATTACCAAGCCCGATGCAGGTCGCCTTCGCAACGTTAAACTGTTTGATTTATTACAGTCAGACGTCGATACCGTGATTAAGATTGCCCCACGTGTCTCTACCCCGATTTTGACTGAAGCGGAGGTCGCAAGCCTTGACCCCGTTGACCTGCTTAATATTGCCTCGGCGATTATCGGTTTTTTTCAACCAAAGGCGGAGCGCATCAAAGAGCAAGCACAAGCCGAGAACCACTAACCCTACCGCATGACGTAGACGACATCATTGCCGACTTGGCAGTGGTGTTTCATTGGTCGCCTGACGTGTGCAATCACATGAGTATTGAAGACTTAATGCTGTGGCATGACAAAGCAAGACAACGCTCAGAAACCAAAAAATAAACTTAACAGCCGGAGCAGACATGGCGCGCAATTTAGACTTATCCGCAACCCTCCAACTCATTGACCGTATGTCTGCACCGCTGCGTAACATCCAAAGCCAAGTAGACAAGGCCAGTCAAGCCTTTAAAAAAGCCAAATCAGCACTCAATGACTTGGAAAGAAAACAAGGTCGCATCACCGCTTTTCAAGAGTTAACACGCTCACTTGAGCAAACCAACCAAAAAGTACAACAAGCAAAAGCCAAGCTCGACTCACTCAAAACTACCATTAACCAAGTCGGTGTACCGACGCAAAAGCTTGCTTCACAGCTACAACGAGCACAGGCCGCGTTTGATAAAATCAGCTCAAAAGCCCAAAACGAAGCAATCAAGCTCCAAGAAATGAAAGCGGCGATGCAGGCGGCGGGTATTAATACCAATCGGTTATCCAGCGAACAGGTACGCCTTGCCGCATCTATCGCCCAGGCAAACCGAGAACTCACACGGCAACAACAGCGGCTTGATCGCGTGCGAAAAATCCAAGCCCAATCCGCTAAAGAACAAGCTGCTATTAACTCGCTCAAAGGCACGGCGCAATCAGCGGCGATGTATGGCGTAATAGGCGCATACGGTATATCAAAAGCCGTCAACGAGTCCAAACATTTTCAGACCGAAACTGCCCGTATCGCGTCACTCGGCTTGGGTGATGCCGCTACCAAGGATGCTTTAAAATACGCCAAAGCCATGAACACTTACGGCACATCAACGCTTGATAACTTGCAGTTGGTACGAGATGGCATGACCGCATTCGCCGATGAACATCACGCACAGATGGCCGCGCCACTACTGGCTAAGATGAAATTTGCCAACGCAGCCATGTATGGCAATGACCAAGGGCATGAAAATGAAAAAAAATTCATGGACATGCTCAAAGTCATCGAAATGCGAAACGGCTTAAAAAGTGACAAAGCGTTTAAAGAACAAGCCGACATTATCCAGCAAGTGATCACCGCCACCGGTGGACGCGTTCAAGCCGAGGAATGGCTAAACGTGATTAAAACTGGCGGTGTCGCCGCCAAACAAATGGACAACAAAGCCTTTTACTACACGATGGAGCCACTGGTTCAAGAAATGGGCGGTTTTCGTGTTGGTACCGCGATGATGTCCGCTTACCAAAACCTGTATCAAGGTCGCACCACCAAACGGGCAATGAATAATCTTGATAGCTTTGGATTAATCAAAGATAAATCAAAGGCGCGTGAAGATAAAGTAGGGCAAAATGCCTACTTAGATATTGGCGCCATCAAAGGGGCAGAGTTATTTAAAAAAGACCAGTTTAAATGGATGGAACAAGTACTAATTCCAGCCATCAACGCCAAAGGCATCACTGAAGACAGCGCGGTGATGGACGCTATCGGCAGTATCTTTAGCAACCGGACTGCCTCCAGCATGTTTGCACAAATGTATATGCAGCGTGCGCAAATCCACAAAAACGCCATATTAAACGCAGGCGCCGACGGCATTGAGCAGCTGTACGGCAAAGCCAAAGGCACAGCAGCAGGTCAAGAGCTAGACGCCAAAGCAAAATTCCACGATACATTACTAGAGCTTGGCACGGCCATTTTGCCCATGTATACCAGCGCATTGCAGACCGCCACATCCGCCATGCAAGGTATGCTCAAACTGATGCAGCAATACCCCAACACCACCAAAGCCATAGCCATCGGTATTACCGCCATTGTGGTAGCGTTTGCTGTGTTTGGGACGATTGCCACAGTGGTTTTATCAGTATTGGGTCCGTTAGCCTTGCTTCGCGCATCTATTGCGACGTTGACCAGTGGCGCGGGTATGATTAGTGGGTTACTTACCCTGGGGCGCGGCATTATCACGGCATTTTCCTTTATCGGGTCTGCTGTGGTTTCTGCGGTAGGGCTAATTGGGCGCGTCTTTATGGGGCTTATCCCGATTATCCGAGCCGTAGGCATGGCATTTATGACCAACCCTATTTTAGCAATCATCGGGCTTATTGCGGCTGCCGCTTTATACGTTTGGGCGAACTGGGGTACATTAGGACCCAAATTTTCGGCACTCTGGGCAAATATATCGGCAGGCGCATCTAGTATGTGGCAGTCGATTGTTAATGGCGCAACCAATATGATTGCTTATGTCGCAGGGATACCCGGCAGAATTGTCGCCTATTTTAGTGGACTGGTAGGTCAGATGATGACTGTAGGCGGTCAAATCATGGACGGTTTACGCAATGGTATTGCAAGCCGCATCGATTCAGTCGTGGGTAGTATTCAGTCTGCTGCTTCACGAATCAAATCATCATTTACTAGCCTGATGGGCATTCATTCGCCCTCTCGGGTATTTGCCAGCTACGGCGATTTTATGATGCAGGGCTTAAGTCAAGGTATTTTAGCCAATGACTCGCCCATTGCCTCTATGATTAAAACCTCAGATAACTTGCGCAGCGCGATGGATACCAGTCAAATCAAATTTGACACCCGTAAGCCAATTACCGCATCAATGGCAAACGGTGGTTATGCCAATGCACAGGCAGCCGCACCGATTACTATTATTGTGAATGCCGCTCCGACTCAATCACCTGCCGACATTGCCCAGCTAGTCGCCCAAGAACTGGCTAAAGCAAAACTAGGGCAAACCACAAATAACACCGCGTTATATGACTTACCACAGGCTTGGACATAATGATTTTATCGTTAGGACAATTTGTATTTAGCGTCGACACGCTCACGTTTAATGAGATACAGCGCACGCGCAATTGGTCATTCGCCAGCAATGACATCGCCCAAGGTCGCCCGCAATATCAGTTTACTGGTACCGGTGAGGAAACCATCTCTATCCCATTTTTGATATACCAGGAACACGGCTTTGGCAATCGCCAATCCGTGGATGACTTGGCAGAGATGGCAGATACAGGCGCAGGATATGTGCTAATAGATGGCAGTGGCTATATTTATGGGGTATTTGCTATCGATAGCATCGATGATAACCGTAGCTTTTTGACAATCAATGGTGTACCGCGCAAAGTTGACGGCACACTCAAATTGACACGGGTTGATGACAACCGCATCCAAGCGGACAAATCATCCGATATTCCCGAAAGCCAGCAATATTAAGGTGATATCATGCTAAGAACCCCCATCATCCGCCTAACAGCCGACAACGAGCCACTCGACGACGCCATCATGTCACGTTTGATGGATGTATCCGTTACCGATAACAAGTCAGGCGATGCCGATGAGCTTTCTCTCACCCTTGATGATCACGACGGCAAACTTGCTATGCCAAAGCGAGGCGTCAAACTGCAATGTTGGATGGGCTACATCGATGCCGGTGTCCATGACATGGGGACATATACGGTCGATAGCGTTGAATGGGGTGGCACACCCGATACCATCACTGTAAAAGCCAAATCAGCTGATATGAAAGGCAGTCTTAAGTCTGGACGCACCCAAAGCTATCATGATAAAAAGTTGGGCGAAATTGCCAAAGAAGTCGCCACTCGTCATGAGCTGGAACTTGCTATGACTGACTACTTGATGAACATTGAAGTCGGGCACATCGATCAGACCGATGAGTCCGACCTGCACTTACTAACTCGGCTTTGTTGGCAGTTTGGGGCGGTCGTCAACGTCAAACACGGTAAGTTACTTATCTTTCAGCCCTACGAGAACAAAACCGTCTCTGGGCAACCGCTTACGCTGACTGTACTAAAACGTGACAAGGGGGACCAGTTCCGTTTCAGTATTGAAGACCGACAAGGTGACGTTGATAACGTACAAGCCACTTACCATGACGCCAAGCAAGCCAAAAAAGTAACGGTCAACACCGACAAGGACGGGCAAAAACCCAAAAGATTAAAAGGCAATTTTAAGGATGAAAAGACTGCTACCGCCGCCGCCAATGCTGAGAAAAAACGCATCGAGGGTGAACAAGGTAAATTTAGCATTAACTGTGCGTTTGGTTATCCAGCAATTAGTACTGAATCGCCCATTGAGCTTCAGGGGTTCAAGGTTGAAATTGATAGTTTGAAATGGACAGTGGACAAAGCCACGCATAGCTATAGCAAATCGCAGGGATTGACTACGCAGCTTGACTTGACCGCGCCGATTAGTGCTGAATTTGGGGTAAAGCCTGTTGATAAATCTACAGACGAAAAAACAAAAAAATAGTATAATAACCTTGCTTGGGTGTGTCGAGATAAGTACCGCTACATCGTGATGTAGCGGTGACGAATAAGACTGCCGTCTCATCGTGTACGGATTTCAGCCCCAAGCCTTGATTTTTTATTTAAAATGCGCCCGCCGCCTCTGACTGTTAGCGACAGATTAAGCGGTGGCTTTCTTTTATCAAAAAACCCTGCCGATTGAGCAGGGTTTTTATTAAATTAATATTATTTCGCAAAAGGATTGTCCGCTACACTAACATTATTCTTTGTTTTAGTTTGCGGTTTTGCAGTTTTTTTATTCGTAGATTTAGTTGATTGGGTGGCTTTAGTGACTTTACCTGTTACACCATACCCACTACACGTAAATTTTGAATGACTAATAGTACCGTTATTACACATAAATTTGCCTTCTGCGGTACAAGATGCCACGCCACCTTTTTTGCCAGAGCATGGATAATTTTGAGCATTGGCAGAAAATGCAACCAAAGCAACTAAAGAGATTAATATTTTATTCATTATGTATCCTTAATTTTCTGGTGGTAAAGAACAATTACCTGTCATTAAATAATTCGCGGTTTTATTACGTGGAAACCATTGCTCCCCTCGTTTATCAATCATAAATGTACGCAATAAAGGGCAAGGTAGCTTATCGCTGGGTGCAGAGGTGTAGAAGTTATAGCTAATATCACCTTTTTTGATTTCGCCATGGGACAACTTTATATCATCAGCGGTATATTGACCGTGTTCTATTTTCTCAACTTGTAGGTGGCTTTCTTTCAAACCTTGTTTAAGATTAGGTATCGACGCCACCAATTTATCAATATCAGGGTTTGATTTTGTCGTCTGTGAATCATCATGATAATCGTTAGGGGCAGAAGCTGTAGATGTTTGCGGACTAGGTTTATCCCCGCAGCCTACTAATAGAAAACAACCAATGAGAACTAAATATTTACCCACATTTATCTACCCTTGTTAAATTGTCAACAATTTAACAAAACCCCTTGCAAAAATCCAGTGAAAGTTTTACTATGAAATTAAGAGGTGTCAGAACCTTAACAAACAGCGGACTACCGCCCCCGACAGATTGCGGTATTTTTACGCCTGAAATCCGTCAAAATTGCATCGCAATTTTAGGATTGCAAGGAAAATTTCTTAAATGAAATTTTCAGATTTGCATTTTTATCCTATGACAGATTTTATATAATGACGCAGGTCAAAAACCTTACGTCGAGAGGGCGGAGAATACAATACCCTTCGGGGGAATAATCCCAGCCGTCTGTTTGCGGCTTCTGAACCTCTTGGCACCCCATATCAGAATGGGGAAATTTCAGAAAATACAAACAGGAGGTCATCATGACCACAATCGCCTTGGCAACCAAGCCAAATCTATTAAGCCACATCAAACGCCGTATCTATGGCATCCCCCAACGCCGTCACGCCGCCAAGCGCATCGAGGCGTCTCAGCGTACCATCATTGACCAGCTCACCAAGCCGACCAATCGGCTACACACCCCATTACCCATCCAAGTTAGCACGCTATGGCGCATCATCAACAACGCCATCATCGCAGGGCAATTAGATTTAACTACGCTTACCGATCGACCAAGCCAACTTAAACAAGGCTTACTTTATCTATCATTTGAGCGCATTAGTGGATTATTAGACGACGTATCGTTACCCATAGCTGATTTAACGAGCCTCGAATTTCGCACCATCATGACCTTATTGGGTGGTGTCGAAGCAGAGATTATCAGTGAGCAATCAATCGATACCACGGGTCAAGGTGAGCCACGCCTTGCCTACCGTCTGCCCATCGCCACGCTAATCAACCTCAATCAACCAATAGTTAAAGCCCAATTAGCGGAGGTGGCATAATGTCAGAGGAAACCTTAGCCTTAATCAATCGTTTCAAAGCTTACCTTGCTCACGACCAATACAACCGTGACAAACGTACCATGATGGACGGCTATTTAATGGCACTCCAACACCAATGCCTGATTGACCCGTGGCAAGCCTACGCGGTCATTAAAGCCTACGAAAAGGAGCTTGCCAATGTCTAAGCTCCCCATCAAACGAGCCTTAATCAACGGTAAACGGCGTTTTGTCGTTTACCTGTTTGACCTTGTTGACCACCTCGAAGAGCTGACCGATTACGACAAATCCTGTCGTGATGAATTGGTCGAGACCTTGAAAGATATGATTAAAGAGGGTAAATTTAGAGACAACATCGACTGGACGTACAACGCCAAACGACATGAAATTGCCTTAACCTTAAGCTCAACCCAAATACTACTAGCCAGATACGCAGACCTGATGTCACAAAAAGCGACGGCGACCCAATCAAACACAGAGCAACCAACGACGGCACAATCAAACGATCTAAACAAAATTGTCTGGGATGTTATCCACCAAATCACCGATTTTATACAAGGAATTAAATCATGACCCAGCAATTACACACCGTAAGTCACGAGCTTAACCGCATCACTAATTACACCGCCGTCATGGCAAAACTGGCAAACCAAGGCTTAAAGGCGGATATTGACACCGCCCAACTACAAGCCATCTTTGCCGACATTGCCAACGTCACAGGTTGGGCATACGCAGAGATGCAAAACATCATTAACAATGATTGCCCATTCGTCGATAATTATGATAAGCCACCAATGCCATCTCAAACAGGCAACTAAATAGTTAGTTCCAGAAAAACCCTTGTCACTTGACAGGGGTTTTTTACAACAGTGACTTCGCCATTTTCATAAGTCGCTCACGGTCATCAACGCCAAGCCCACGATAAATTTCCAGCCATTCGTTCTCGTCTGGAGGCAATACCACTGCCCCACCTTCGACCCGTTGACCGGTCACCACATAACCTACGTCATAGCCCAAACCCCCTAACTTGAGCAAAAATTCAAGGTCGGGTGAACGCTTACCTGTTTCATAGTTGGAAAGCGTGGCAATAGCGACATCAATCGATTTTAATACATCCGTTTGTTTCAAGCCGAGTCGCAATCTTTCGGAGCGTAGTCGCTCACTTATAATTTCGTTGTTTAACATTTTTATAAATACCTTATTGACTTAAACATTTTTATAAGTCAAAATAAACCTTGTTAAATTGTTAAAAATCTAGCAAAAACATTTTAACACCTTTTCCAACCAACCCTTTATAAAAAGGACAATCACGATGACAACCAAAATGTTGGCGGTGCGTACCCCTGAAAGCATGCACACCTACCTCAAAGTCACAGCCTACAAAAAAGGCTCAAGCATCCAAGAATTGGTCAATGAGATACTAGCTGACCATCAAGCAAAAGACCCAGAATACCAAGGCGCTCTTAATGACTTGGTCACTGACTCCCTTACCGCATTGGCATCAATCACCCAAGATGGGGAGGTGTCTCGTGGCGTATAGACAGTATCAAAATATCCGCGACCATCGTATCTATGCCTACCTCAATCAAAAAGAACTTAATGACTTTTTAGAAGCCATGCGCATCCAAGATTTAGCCATCCAGGGTAAAGCAGCACGTCAGATGATTGTGGAGAGAAGCCAACAAATCATCGCCGAGCACCGTAAGAATAACCCACAGTCAGCGATGAAACAAACGGTGAAATATCACCTGCCACACGGTGGTTTTACCGTGCTAAACCCAACCAAGCAATAGAGGTCGTATGTCAACGGCATATATCAGATGTCCGCATTGCGGTAGCAAAATGACTACCGCACGGCACCGTCAGATGAATGAACTATTAAAAGAACTGACAGCCACTTGTCGCAATGCAGATTGCTTATTTAGCGCCAGCGTCTATGTCGAGATAGCAAGACAAATCCAACCAAGCCTTGCCCCAAAACCTGAAATAACAGGGCAGCTCCTAAAAGGACAACCACGATGAGTATTAATGACCAAGTCGTCTCGCGTCTGAAATCCGAGTACGGCTTTAAACAAGTCGGCGAATGGCTACGTGAAGGCGTATGCCCAGACTGTAGCAAAAAGTCACTTTTCACCCATGCCCATAGCCCCCGCGTCGTCAAATGCGGGCGGCTCAATAAATGCGGTTTGGAAATCCATGTTAAGGAACTATTTGACGATCTATTCAAAGACTGGTCAAAAACCTACGTCCGCACTGAAACCAACCCCAACGCAGCCGCCGATGCCTACCTTAAAGAAGGCAGAGGCTTGGATATCAGCAAAATTAAAGGTAGCTATAGCCAAGAATCTTACTTTAGTAATTCGCTAAACCAAGGCACTGCCACGGTGCGTTTTGCCTTACCCAACGGTGGCTGGTGGGAGCGTTTTATCGACCAAGTAGACCGTTTTGACAAAAAAGCCAACTTCAAATATGGCTACAAAATTAATGGCTACTGGTGGTGGCACCCATCAAACGCTTTGATGCCAAAAGAAATATGGATTTGTGAAGGTATCTTTGATGCTATCGCATTAGCAGAGCATGGGCTTGCCACTGTCAGCCCACTAAGCTGCGTTAATTTCCCAGAAAATTCATTATACGAATTAAAGGCAAAATACGATGAAAAACGCCAAACATTACCAACTCTTGTATGGGCTTTTGACAATGACGCCGCAGGGCAACGCTACACCAAGCAATTTATCGAACAAGCCAAAAAAATCGGATTTGAGAGTGTCGCTGCCCAACCGCCGTATGACAAACACAAAAAGCTTGACTGGAACGACCTGCACGAACTCGGGCAACTAACAGACGAGTATCTCAAAAAATACCGTTACTTTGGTGACTTGCTTACCGCAAAATCACCGACCGACGCAGCGGTCATCCGCTATATGCACACCAAGCTATCACAATTTTACTTTGAGCATGGTAATCGCACTTACTGGTTTGAGCTTGACACCGCCAAACTATCCAAACTCATTGATGTTGAAGCCCATGAGATTGAAGATATGTTAGGGGATATTCAAGGGGAAGATGAGCAGATGGCAAAGTTTGTTCGCCAGACATCGACCACCCATGAGATTTTAAATGCCAAACTCGAAGCTCTGTATTTTCAGCGAAACGACGTCACAGACGAATCCTGGTACTTCACCCGAGTCACCACCAACAAAGGCGACAAGCAAACCACTATCACAGGCGACCAGTTATCTAGTCCCAGTAAATTAAAACCGCGTTTGTTATCGGTTTTTGCGGGTGTACTTTGGACAGGATCAGCTATGCAATTAGATATCATCGCCAAGCACCAAATGGAGGGGCTAAAAGAAGTCAAAACCACGGACTTTATTGGTTACGCCAAAGAGCACCAAGCCTATATCTTTAATGATGTGGCAATATCCAAAGGCAAAGTCGTCGCCAAAAACAGCCAAGACTATTACAAAATCGGTCGCCTTGAAATCAAATCATTGGCCAATGACCCTGTATTGCACATTAACACCAAAGATAAGCCTGATTTTAGTTGGTGGCATAACTTTCATCGCGTTCGCGGTGCTTATGGCACCATCGTCATGGCTTGGTGGCTTGGCACTTACTTCGCCGAGCAAATCCGCGGACTTGATCGCTCATATCCGTTTTTTGAATTGGTAGGACAAGCAGGTGCGGGTAAATCACGTCTGCTTGAATTTATGTGGAAACTCTCAGGTCGAGAAGACTACGAAGGTTTCGACCCATCAAAATCTACAAGCGTGGCGGTGTACCGCAACTTTGCCCAAGTCGCAAACCTACCTATCGCCCTAATCGAAGGCGACCGTAACGACGAAGACGGCAAAGCCAAGTCGTTTAAAACCTTTGAGTGGGACTCACTCAAAGACGCGTTTAATGGTCGCTCCATCCGCTCTAAAGGCGTCAAAAACAATGGCAATGACACTTACAGTCCGCCATTTCGTGCCGCCGTGATGATTAGCCAAAATGAGGAAATCCAAGCCAGTGAGGCGATGCTAACCCGTATTATCCATGTCAAATTGACACGGGATGGTCAGACGCTAGAGACCAAGCACATCGTCGACAGCCTTGACCGGTTACCCATCGAGCTAACCAGTCGTTTTATGGCGCATGCACTGAAAAATGAACAAGCGATTTTAGAAACTTACCAACAGCGAATCCGTATGTATGAGGCACGCTATCACGAGTTTGGTGTTACCCATACTCGTATTGCCCTCAATCATGCACAAATAGCCGCCATGATTGACTGTCTGCAAACACATGTACTGTCTGGATTGATGACGGACCAACAAGCGGAACAAGCCAAGCAAGCATTATTTGAAATGGCGCAAACCCGAGTTCAACGCTTACAAGCCGACCACCCAGACGTTGATAAATTCTGGAGCGTCTTCGAGTTTTTGATGTCAACAGGCAAGTTTGTTTGTCATACCAACATAAACGACCAAAGTCGAAAAATCGGTATCAATCTCAACCATTTTTATAAGGTAGCAAGGGAAAATTACCAAGACTTACCAGACATCACCCAAATGAAACGCCTGCTCAAAAATAGCAGCCGTTATAAATTCGTTGATAGCAATATCAGCGTTATGTCAGTAATTGATGGCTTTAAAACCATGAAGTGCTGGATTTTTACTAAACCTGAGAACGGATAAGCAAAGCACCGCTTTGCCCGTTCGCAAGACAAGGGCTATGCCCGAAGTAATCCACTGAATAGGAAAAATACGATGACCGACATTATCGACCAAGCCAATGACGTCGCCCAACAATCCATCGAGCGAGCCATTGCCAACGCCCCAAAATTCAATCGCCCATCGTTAACAGAATGTAAAGACTGTGGCGAACCAATCCCACCAGAACGTCAAAAATTAGGCGGCGTAACTCGCTGTATAGATTGCCAACAGTACTTTGACAAAAGACAGCGATGGTCATTGTTATGGCAATGAGACCCAAAAGTATCTGGCATGGCGACAAAGAATATAAAAAGTTTCAACCATGCCAATGTGACGTTTGTCACGATTATAGACCTGCTAATATTTGTATCTATCAACAAGGCATTGGCGTTATTTGTGACCAATGCCAAGTAAAACTTTCACAGGACACCCATCATGAAAATGCAGCTCTTCAAATCCCATAGCGACATCTTTTTAAGTGCCAATATCAAAAATGTTGTCAGCCACATCAACGCCATCTCAGAACCAGGCACACTCAAAAGCGTTGAGCAATTAGATCGCGAGACCTTAATTCGTATGGACGGCAGACTGTTTGACCTACACGACTTAAACCGTTATTACCAAAACAAAGCTCGTAATGAAGGCTTTACCTTCGGTGACGATTTATCAATACGGGTTAAAGGCAAAATTGTGCCTGTTGTCGCCGATAAGACTAGAACCCTATTGCATATTTTTATCGACAAAATAGCTGAAGGTCAGACTATCCTTGCTTACGATGATTACGCCAAAGACTACACCAAACAGCAATTCATGACAGCGATTAAGAGAATCACAGATAAAATGGAAGTACACATCCAGCGTGAAGATAAAAAATACTATCTAAAACTGCCGTTGGCGTATCGTATCACCCCAAAATCACCCAGCAATCACCATAAAATCACCAATTGGCAATCACACGCAGATTGGGCAATCGCGCACGCTTTAACCCAAAGATAGTAAAAATATCACCAAATCACCTTTATTTTTTACCACCAAAAAAACACGGTAGAAACACGGCAAAAAAGCCGTGTTTTTAACCCTTCGTTTGTCCCAAAAACGAGCGTAAAAAGACCTATCCAAATCTGAAATTAAGGATACCTCATGCAAAAAATATCATCAGGCATTGAACCACTCAAAACCGCCATCAGAATCTGGTGGAAAATCGACGGTGAGCGTCACCGCGAAACTATACATAACAGCCCACCCACCGATGCCAACCTTGCCGCCGCCAAAGCCACTGCCGACATGATAGCCCAGCAACTACGCATGGGTATTTTTGACCGTGATACCGTATTCCCCGACTCATCGAAGAGAGCTGACCGCTATTTTGGATACTATATCCACCAATGGCGAAAAGTTGAGACCAACAAAGTCGCCAAAATATCATTTGACACCTACGACAGCAAAGTCAAAACCCACATCGAACCATATTGGGGCATGAAACCTATCGCTAAGATTGGGGTAGAAGATATAGAGGAATGGGTTTATAACGTACTATTACAAAAACTATCGACCAAAACAGTCAAAGAAATAATAATGTTATGGCGAAAAATTTACAGCTACTGGGCAAGACATCAAAAAACCGTCAACGACCCAACCAAGTACATATCACTAGGACAAACTGACCCAGATGATATCGACCCATTTGACCGCGACGAAATAACAAGGATATTAAACCACCCAACAACCCCTACCCTGCATAACCTTTATACAGTCATGCTGTGGAGCGGATTGTCATTCCACGAACTGATAAGTTTGGCGGTCGAAGATTTAGACCTAGAAAAAGGCTGCTTATTCGTCAATCGCAGTTTTGTTCGTGACCAATACCGCGTAACAAAAAACCGCCGCCGCAAACGCCAAGTTGATTTATTGCCCGAAGTTATCGACGCCTTACAATCACAAATCAACCAAGTCAAAAACAATCCCAAAAATACAATCGCTATCACAGACCGCGACAACAAAAGGATAAAATCACAATCGCTCACTTGGCTTTGGTATGATGAGATCAGCCATTTTACATATAGCCAGTTATCAAGACGATGGACTGCCCATCTTGACTCCTGTGGGGTTAGATACCGACCTGTCAATAATGGCAGGCACACCTATGCAAGCCAAGTGCTATCGACAGGTGCAGTGACAGCAGAATGGCTTGCCAATCAGCTTGGACATACCAACACTGATATGATTCACCGTCACTATGGCAAATTTATTCCCAAGGATGCAAACCACATCATAAAAAACCTAGCCAACGCCCTGCAATAA